CACCGATGATTGAAGTAGGAGTTGCGCCGGGAAGGGTCACAATACCTTGCTGAGTGCCACCGCTAACTGCGCGGAATTCACCGATAGCCACAGCGGGGTCGCCAGTGAAGGTTTCAGCGAAACGGATGTACTGTTTCCCATAAGCGGGAGCAGCATTAGTAGAAGTGAAAGACATGTCTCTATTATATAGTAAGGGACTTTAATGGGTAGTTGTTTTGTGTAGTTTGTTTGTGTAAACCAGTTTTACCCACTATCGATATTCTATTGAACATCGACAGCGATCAAAGCATCGGCAATCTCTGCCGGGCATTGGCAAACTTCCAATAGGCTGCCAGCCCATACTGTCGTAATTAAGGCAGTCTTTGCATGTTCGTGAGTCATGAATGCAAATCCGGCGCATCTCACGATTTCCGTTTTGGCTTTCTCTAAAGAAGCGACCAAGTTGAAAGAAAGAATACAGAGGAGTCACTAAGTAGCGGTCAATGCGGCTTTTGACTCCTTTCCAGGTTTTGCCAACAGCCGTCATTTGTGCCGCTTGAGCATCGCCAGCTACAATCTCTTCTTCAGGAGACCCAGGGTCCCCGCCTAGAAGTTTATCAATATCCCAATCTTCAAATGCCCCCGGCCGGAACCAAGGGGCAATTTTGTCGTCTTCGGCAAAATCTACGGAGTCGTCGTTGTATTTCAAAATGCCGTTGTCCAAATAGGTTTTGGTTTCGGAAAGAAACTTAATTAAAGGAGTTAATTGTGTACCAACAATGCCGGAAAAAGACCGGTCCATCTTTTCCTTGGGCTGGGATCCCCCAGACCCCAGGTAGACAGACGCGAGAGCGGCAGTGACAGTTTTGTCGACCATAGCACGTTCGTACTCGTCAAACTTCATCTGCCGATCTCTCAGTCCTTTTACGATCACCTTTGCCTCCGCGCTCATCCGATCCTCGAGTTTCTCAAGGGTCTTGTACCTTTTCGCCAGGCGCTCAGCCTGATCTAAGTAGTCACCCTTTCGTTTAGCAACCATTCCGACAAGCGAGAGAAGATCCATTAGCCGTAAATCGCTTTCTTCAGCGCTTCTGTATAGTCCATTTCACCACCAGACTTCTCTACCATTGAGAGGGCTTTTTGGTGTGGGTCCATGTCAGTATCTTCCACATATTTCATTGAACCACCAGCATATTCGCTGAAGTCTACGAGATTAGGGAGCTTATCAAGAATGCCGAATAGAAGACTGGTTGCGGTCTCACCTTCAGAGAATTCCATGGTGCCGAATTCAAGTCCTTCAGCAAACTCTATAAGTTTTTGTTCGGGGATGATTGAATCAACCATCTTACCAGATTCATAGAGATTTTCTACAAAGCTGTGAAGTTGGTCACGACGACGAGCAATCTGAGCTTCACGATACTCATGCTTGATACGAGCATTTTCTGCTTTGAGAGCTTGAAGTTCGGCATAGAACTCAGAAAATTCGGGATCTTCTTTGTAGCTCTTTTTGCCCATCTTCTTGTCGCCACAGTCAGAATACTCGTCATCTTCCATTTCCTCTTCGTCTTCCTTATAGGTAGACCCAAAGCCTGTTTTGCTATATGGATTCTGATTTTTTTCGTGCTCTTTAAACTCATCGCCGGTAGTTACACCAGACGGACCAGTTTCTTCTCCTACACCACCCTCATATTCTCCTGAAAGAATACCTTTTGCTGATTTTTTAACACCAGCTTGCGCATCTACTTCAGAATGGTCATCTGACATTTTTCCAGCTTTCTTTTCTTCCATCTTTTTCTTGATGAAGTCAGGCAGTTCACCATGGCGAACTTCCCACTCAACGTTTTCAGAGAAATCGTCATCTTCTTCTTTCATGAGCTCTTTGGTTTCGTGAGCTTCACCTTTTTTGCCTTCTTTGCGTTGACGCTTGGCCTCGGCGCCACGATCAGCAGCTTCTTTGCGCTCGTCTGTTGACTCTTTGTGGTCCTCAGCAAAATGGCCTTTCTCTTTAACTTCCATAGCTTTTTTACGAAGAGCAGGAGGGAGTTTACTCATATCGCCATACTCCATTTCACCATGGTCAGCACCCCCAGTTACACCGGAAGGTCCTGTCTTTTCTGCGGGCTCATCATCATCTTCAGAATCAAAAGCGCCAGGAGTTAAAGCTTTTTTGGTTGACTTTGGCTCACCTTTATTTGACTCGCTATAAACGCCGCCGCTTTTAAGCGTCATCTCATTTGGGCCACCTTCAAATTCGCCGCTAAGCTGCTTTTTCTTGCCGCCTTCAGCATAAACTCCCTCTTTGCCAGTAACTTCAGCGGGTTGGGGCTCAGCGTAGTCTGCCATTACAGAACCTGGAACTCCTCCACCAAATGATTTAGGCATCTTTTCGCCACCTTGAATGTACATCACCCGAGATACTTTTGAACCTTTTACGCTTTTCACCCCAACGGCGAAGATTTCGTTATCAGGCATTTCCTCGGTTTCAGTTGGCATTTTAGTTTCTGAATCAACACGCCCTGCAGGATTGTTGCCAGTCGCCGGTTTGCCATTGTTCACGCCGTAATCGATGTTATCATCGTACTGGTTGTTGTTGTAAACTTGATCCATTTCTTCTGCTGTGTAACGGCCATTGTCATCGGGATCGCGATATTCACCTTCGGTTATGCGATCTTTGTCTTGCTCACCATTTTTAGCACCATCATTATTATGCTGGTCATGGCCTTTAGCAGTTTCATAGCGGCCGAATGTGGCTTTTTCAGGAGTGGTCTTACCGACTGTATAGCGATCTGCTTGTTGCTGACCACTTTTTGCGGTTTCATAACGATCATCGCCGTTATAGCCTTTTGGACCGCCTTCTTTGTAATCTACTTTGCCAGGCTGCATGCGGGGATTCCGCATTTTAGGATTGTCAGCTCCCATTTCTTCATGGTCAGCTGACATTTCATCTTTGTCTTCGTCTTCACGATAGACATTTTCTACCACCTGTGACACTTGGCCATGAGGGGTGCTTTTCTTTTTCCGGCTGATGCCATCTTTTTCCATGAACTTTGACTCCACTGGGAATTGGTCTTCAAGATTTGCAATCGATCGCGCATTGTCCCCTTGGCGAGGACGCTCCGCAAAGTTTGCTGGGTTACTAGGGTTTTCTACTTCGGAGGCATTATCCTCCTGTTTTTCTACTTCTGCTGAAGCATCTTCTTCTTCTGCTTTTGGGTTGTTTTCATCGAGAGCCCTATTGACTTCGGACTGCATTTCACCGCGGGCCAAGTTTAGCTTTTCTTTCAGCATCTCAAGTGGACTTAACTCACGAATAAGTGTAGGCCCAAGATCTTTATCAAACACTTGCATTGGATCAAGAGCAATGGCGAAATCATAGACTCCAACCTTTTGATCCCATTCTGCAAAGTTAAAAGGCTCAAGTCCTTTAACAGCAGGCGGCGCAGCACCTAACAAAGCCAAATGGCGTGCCGTCCATTGCCCAGGGTGCGGATTGATTTGTGAATCAGGACTATAGAAAGAGATGGAAACTTTACGGTAGTGGCCATCTTTAACGAGATCTTTTGCAATGTCTGTAAAAGCGACATTTGCATAAAGATTCTCGCCTTTGCGCTCAAATCCTTTGATCCACCCATAAGATGGCAAAGAATCCGAATCACCTTGGTGGCCCAATACTAATGGGGCTTCATGGATTTGTGGATCGTAAGAATCCACAACTTGCTGAAGGTCTTTCTCAGAAAAACTACGATTTACCCCTTGTGCAGAAGTTTGGTCGCCTGCAAGAAAAACATGTAGCTGTTTTTGAAACATCTTTTTAATTGTTACGCAAGATTTTTGTTGGGGGTGCGATAGCTTTGTCTCCCCTGGTGGTTTCCTTTGCGCTAAGGAATATTTGATATGTTTTACCCTTTGTGTGCCTAAACATCGGCCCAAATTTGTAAAGATATCCGTGACTCATTTGTGGCCAGCGTTATTGGCGTGACAAGATGCTCCTCATTATTGTCAACGATAACCATTGTATTGTGTTCCGGGCATAGCATTTTCTTTCATGAACGATTCAAACTCTGCTGACGGGTATGCAACAGTGTAGAGGAAAGTGGTGATACAATACCGACCCAATCCTTGATTTCTGTACTGCTCCTCCATGATCACAGGAGAAACTTCATGCCAGCAATTGCTAGGAAACATGAGCATTGTGTTGTTAGTTAAGGGGATTCTTTCCCCGGTATCTAACAACGTAAGATCGCCACCTTCAAATCGTCTTGGTTCTTTCCACAGCCAATGAAGAACAGTGATAACTGACGCATCCACATGCGGCTTATAGTGATCTGAGTTCTCGTAGTAGCTCAAAAGTGTAGAAGATGCCGTGGTCTGCAGTATTCCCATATTCCACAGAGACATGTTCGCATAAGTGCTAGTAGGACCATCAAACATCTTTCGAACATGCGTCATTATTGACGAATATTTCGGATGCTTATATACATTATTAAAGAACAGACCAAAATTTGCCTTACGAATCGTGCCATCTTCCTCGATAGATGAGCCGGTTTCTTCGGGCAAATCAAGTATTCCTGGGCGATTTAGTTGGTCGAGTTCGTGAAAAATATCTGTCAGTTCTGAATCTGTAAAATAATTTTCAATTTTTAGATAGTCGATGTGAAGATTTTGGCTCATTTATTTCGTGATTTGGAAAGAGTAGAATTTACCAGGGGCTATTTATTTGCTTCTGAAACAGCTTCGTCTTCAGAGATTTTTTCATCTCCAAATGGTTTGTTTTCGTCAGAACCTCCGAATATACTTTCGTACAGGTCACCATCTTTTTCGGGATCATAAGATTCAGGTCCATCTTCAACGCCTCCTGAAGGTACAGCGGCTTGAAAATCTTCTTCTTCTTGTAAGTCGACCTTAAAGTGGTTGGCAATCCACTCAGTTTTAGGCTTATATCCTGACTGAATCATCAGTGATACATCGGCCATTGTTAAAGTTGATTCTTCAAGACGAAACTGACGGCTAATACTTGGAGCTTCAACATTTACTCCAAAGTTGAGATCAACAATCCAACGAATAAGCGTATCGCCTAGAGTTTGAGAAACAAGTTGTGAAAGCTCCGACGCTCTAATCACACGTACAAGATTAGCAACTTGAGATGATGCCCTACTACCAGCTTCTGCTTGACCAGCTTCATCTTCTCCGCATATTAACAAAGAGATTTCCTTATCAATATATTCAATGAGGTTCATAAATATATCCGCTGATCCAGACGGATTAAGAAACTCAAGTTCATACCCTTCAGGCAAAATCATTGCCGTTTCTTGGCTTAAGTTAGATAAGTGATCATAGAGAGTGTCTATTTCAACGTTCGATGCCGATAAAGGCGCTTTTGCAATGGCTGTTGGCGTTGCGTATCTATCACCATAAAGAACATAAGATTCAATAGCACGACGACGAAACTTAACTATTGGATAGAGAACTCTGCCAAGTCCGGTGCCGTAAGGATCTCCGGTATGGGACAGCCAATATCTTTGAATAATAAATTTTCTAGCGGGCAACTCAATACCTTCAAACATGCGATTGAAAGTAAGAACACGCATTGTGAAGCCAGTATCAGCTTGCTCTGATTCCTGGAATACAAAGCGACGCTGATCACGAATGCGAACATCAAAAGGTATAATACCTTGTTTTGTTTTTTTCCACATTACTTCGCCTACACTAAACCCGCAAATTAAAGCTTCAGCAAGACCTTTATAAAGGTCATCCATATCTAGGTATTGAAGTGCTTCTTCAACGTAATCTTTAACGGCTAAATCACCAGGCTTTTCAGAAGCGGGAGTTAGTAGCCAATCGCGTGATGTAATTTCTTGGCATAATTTTGCAAACGAAGACTGAACTGACGAATCCCAGAATAGCCTTTTGTAGATTATTAATGCCCTATTGCCGCCTTTTTGAATTAAGAGATCGTCATCGGGCCGAACAATTGTGTTCCCCTGCCCAGTAAACGGGGAGGAACTACCGAACATGTAAATGCTTGATAGGTTATAGGGGTCTGTTGTATATTTAGCTACTTCACCAGTGGGCACTGGTGGGATTTGAAATCGTTTAGCCATTAGAAGCTCAAGGTGAATGAAAGAGGCGGCTGTGGAGTACTGTTAATATAATAAGTGATCACAACATCGTATAATCCGTCATCGCCATTTCTCCAATCTCCTCTTACTTCAACAGAACCAACTTCAAGAACATTTTGTTGAACGGCAATTTGAAGTTGTGTATTAATCAGTTGGGGATTAATAACTTGGAAAATGTAATCGTCAGTACCGTAACTTGCCCTCATCACACGCTCATACCATCGTGTTTCTACAACTGATAAAACATGTTGACTAACTAAATCAAAATCTACAGAAACTGCCAGTCCACCATTACTTACAGTAAGAGGATATTTGATTCCTTGAATATTAGGTTGGAGAGGATTTACGCTCATCGACGATACCTTTTGGCCATTTCAAAATTAATCTTCATCATGCGAGAACGTTTATCATTACTCTCCATTTTTGTAATTGCCACTTTTTGTAATTCGTCTCTTAAAAGATTAAGTGGTAATGTGGCATAAAGCATTGGTTCAAATAAATCGGAATTTATTTCAATGTGAGTCTCAGGTTCCCTTTCATCAGACTCTTCAAGAAGGCTGACACAGAGGGTGGTAAGTGAAACACCCTCTAATGCAGCCCGTTGTTTGAGTTTAGAATGAAGGGAATCTTCGACGTTGACCAGTAGGCGTTTCATCTTAGATTCCCTTTTTTTATTAGATAGCGTTATCTTCACCAACACCCAAAGCATTGAGCTCATTTTGCATATTGCCAATAGCAACACGGATGAGATCCACTTGGATGCGCTCCAGAGTAGGAACAGGCACAACAAACACTTTTGCATTTACCAGACCAGATTCCAAACCGGTAGGAGTTTGAATCCGCTCATCGCAGATCACTTGGAAAGCTTCGCCAGGACGAGAACCAAATAATGCTCCACGAACATAAAGTTCATTAAGAACACTATTACCGATACTTATGATCTTGTTATAAACGAGGCCAAAACCATCAATTATATTAAAGATTTGACTATCGAAAGCACGGCGGAGTGAGCCATATACCACGTTCATGATCACGCGAGTGTTCACGAATTGGAATAAACGCTGTTCTGCATCGTCTTGGTTTATGCGAGTGCGGCCGCCCCAGATAAATACTGTAGATCCGTAGCCAGGTAGCGTGCGAAGAACATTACAACCTTTGGGGTTGAGAATATCTTGCTGAGTGCTATTGATTGGGATCTGTATAGCTGAAGCACCATTAAGTGGGTATTTTACGCCAGCAGGTGGATACTGGAATCCTTCAGAGCGGTAGCGGCGAATAGCCACGCCAGTTACGAATGGGCTCGGGGGCACAAAGGCACCAGAGGAATTCTTCACATACGGGCCATAGTAAGCGATGAAACCACGTGCGTTGAAGTACTGCTGACTATCTTCGAGAAGTTTCTGAGCATCGT